TCGATGCTATGACTATGGCTGTTATGCGATTCAGACAGGGAGGTTTTATCTCTCACCCCGAGGATTATGTAGAAGAAAAATCAACGCCTAGAAAAAGAGAATACTATTAATGGATAAAGTTCTTAGACTACTATTTGAAAAATATGCCAGACGTTTGCTTGCCAATAAAGTGCGTCCAGGTATATTAGAAGAAGGAATTATGACAATTCCTAATAAAGGAAGAGTTAAGCTAATGGCTGCCGATTTATATAGAGATTTTAAAAAAGCAGGTGTCCCGAATAACGTACTCAAAACAGAAAAGGACATAAAAGTTATCCATCATAAAATCGCGGAAATAAATAATCAAAATATTGCTAGGCAATTTAAAACTTTAATGGATGAGTCCACATTATTTAATCCTAAAAAATCAGCAGACATATTACCATTTAAATTTAAAAGATCTTTTGGTGAAGAAATTGATAGCATGATTAAAAAAGGTGAAGTTAATGTAGGTACAGCTGATAAAACACCTACTTATAAACCATCTAAATCACAAACAGATTTTGAAATACAAGAACGATATAGAGCTGAAAATGCAAAAGCAATAAAAAGATTTGAAGATAAAATGAAAAAAGATCCAGAAGACATGGCCGACGGCGGTGTTGCAGGATTACTGGGTGAACCGACATACGCGGACGGCGGACCAGCAAGACAAAACTTTGTAGGTGGTGGCATGGGCAAACGTGCATTCTTAAAATGGATGGCGGGAACTGGCGCAGGAATCGGTGCTGCTAAATCAGGATTATTTAGTTTATTAAAAGGTGGTGGTAAAAAACAAGTTATAAAAGAATTAACCACAGTTCCAATTAACAATATTGAAGGCATGCCAGTATGGTTCAAGCCTCTGGTAAATAAAGTTATTAAAGAAGGTGACGATGTTACTAAGAAATTTGCAGACGCAGATAGACAGATTGTTCATACAACTAAATTGCCAAATTCCCAAACCGATGTAATAGTAACACAGGATTTAAGTACTGGGAATGTTTCCGTTGATATTGGAATGGGTAAACATGGTTTTGCAGATGGTCTTCATGGTCAACCGGTTAGATTAGAATATAAAGCAGCTGAAGATATAATGAGCGGTCCTGGAGATGAGTTGTTTAAGGTTGGAGTAAGAGATCCACACATAAAAGTAAAAAGAAGAGATGAAATGACATTCGATCAGAAAAAACACCCCGACAAGGCACCAGAAGAATTCTGGGTTGAAGAAGCAGAATTTACTGGAGGACATCCAAAAAACGTTAAGTTTGAAGATGTATCTTATGAAAAATTCGGTCAACATGGATCGAATTTCGATGAAGTAGAAAAGTTTGCAACAGGCAAAGTTAAAAAAGCTAAAACAACAGAAAGCAGATTCTTAGGAAAAAAATACCTCTCCGAAGGGGATGATATGGCAGAAGGTGGTAGAATTGGTTATAACCTTGGTAGTAAAGTTATCGGTAAAGGTATTGCAGCTGTAACTAAAAAAGCAGGAGAAGGTAAATTTACTAAAAATGAAGTTTTACTTAATATGTTTCAAAATACAATAAAACAAAGCAAAAGTCCTGATACGAAAAAAAGATTTATAAATTTTATCGAAGAAATAAAAGCAAAACCCGAATTATCAAAAGATCCGCAAGTTTGGAACTTTTTTACTAAAGGACTTCCTAAAAATCAAAAATTAGTTGTTTACGGAGATGACACGGTAGATTTCTGGACACAATCAGAGTTTGGTCCGCATAATATTGCAACAAGTGCCAAGTTTCAAAAGAAACACCCTTATTTGACAAAAGATCAAGCTGTTAAAATTCAAAACATGGAACCTGAAGATCAAATTTTTGAAATGAAAAGATTAGATACTATTAGAAAAAGAACAGCTAATGCAACCGGGGGCCGTGTTTCGTTATCCGGTGGCGGACTTGCAGGAATGCTAGGCGAATGAAAATAAAAGATTACAGAGACGCACAAAACTATTATGCTAAAGATGATCGAGGCAACTCAACTGGGGCATTTAAAAACTTTGTCCGTGATTCACGATCCATGGACTCCGAACCACGGAACAATTTCAATGTTGGGGGTGGCGCAGATGTTACACCACTAAGAATTGATGATAATTTTTGGATCGATCATTACCGAAAGGTCATTGACGCTCGTTTAGGTGCTATGGAAGCAGTAAGAAAAAGAGGAGAGCCAACTAATCCGGTGGATGCAGAATATTTATTTGATTCATACAATGAATTAAAAAAGTATGGTGGCGACGCTCTTGAATTTGATCAAAGAATAAGAAACCTTTCTCCATCTGCTAAAGAACCAGAATTCGCGGCTCACGGTGGACGAATTGGTCAGTTAGTACAAAACACGGTTGACGGATCACGGCCCGGGTATAAAGGGCAAGATGAAATTAAAAAAATAACTGCAAAAAAATATAAAGATTTTGTTAAAGACTTTAAAAAGAATAATAACAGAGTTCCCTCTCAATTTGAAATTAGAACCTTGATTAAAGGAGGAGGGGATTGGGAAAGTATTCATAAATATTTAGAAGAAGGAAAAGATTTTCTTACTAAATCTGAATCAATGAAAATAGCACAACCTGCAAAACAACTTATTTCAGTTATGCCCAAAGGAATGGATCAATGGTTAAAAAATAACGAGATAAATGTAGATTGGGAAGGCGCGAATAACCAAGAAAGAGCTAGTCTTAAAAAAAGATTTACAAATCGTAATAATCCCCTTGTTAAATCTACAGGGTACGTAAAAAAATTTGAATCTTATATAGAAGATTTAATAAAAAAAGGAAATACAGGAGATAGAGAAAGAAGTCTTCCTAAACTTATAAAGGACTCCAAATCCAATATATCATTGGGGGCAGCTCAAAAAATTATTACCGATAAGAACTTTTTTGTTAATAAAAGTTCAGTTGACAGAGTTTTTCCAGCTATGGAAAAAAGAGCTATCGAACTTCTTAACCAAGGACTTCCTTCATCTGAAGTAACAAAAATTTTAGCCGATGAGCAAATTATTAAGCCCAGATTAGGAGAAAAAATAGGAATTAGACCTTTTAAAAATTTTTATAATAAATTATTAGAGGGAGGAAAATTAAAGGTCGATAAAATAGCTGAGACTATTTCAGGAGTTCAAATACCTACTGTGGAAAGAAACGCAATCAAAGAGGCAATTTTTGATTATATGAAAAAAAATCCTGATATAGATTCCTCTTTTGATATAGCTAAGGCTGTTAGTGTGGATATGGATAGAAAAATTAGCAGTGCATTTGTTAGAAATGTAATCGAAAGAACAGGACAGGATCCTGATGAACTATTTAAAACTAAATCTCAAAAAATATTTAAAGATATTAAGTCCTTGGATAAAGTTATAAAAAAAAATAAAAAATTATTAAATAATTCCTCAATTTCTTTTGCAGAAAAAAATCGTATGTTTACTAAACTATATGCCGATGCAACGGGTAAACCTTTAGAAATAGCAACAGGTGAATTTGTTACGAGGTTAAGAAATCTAGGAAAATTGTATACTAATCAACCTAAAAGATTTGCCACAGAGTTATATAATAAAATTGCACCTCCTTTAGAGTATATTGATTCTAATCTTCATAAAAATTTTGTTGGACTGGCTGATGCAGCAGGTAATCTTTCTGTAGTGGATAAAGCTAAATTATTAGGGCTTCCTCAGAAAGAAATTAAAATTCTTTCAGAGTTAAGTGGAGCAGTTTCAAAGTTAGGAAATTTTAAAATGGCTGGAGATCATACAGATATAGATGCTCTAATGAAAAATTTCTCAAAATATAAGAAAAATTATACAAGAATAGAATATATAAAAGATGAAATTAATGATTTTAAAGGAAAGAAATTTGATAGTAAAGTTATGACTCTTTATAAACAAGCAAAAAAAGGACAAACACATACTTTACTTGACGGGAAAAAAGTTCCTATTAAGGAAGCTTTAAAAAATTTACAAACTGATTTTATGGATAAAACAGGTCATCGTTTAGGGGGTTTTGAAATAAGTGAAACTGGAACAATTAGTATAGATCCTCAAACAAAAAGAATACCGGATCTTGCACACCCTATTAATACTAAATTAACAGAAACATTAAAAGGACTAGAAAAGTATAAACTTCCCGGTAAAAAAAACATACAAATCACAAATGTTTTTGATCAAGAAATGATGAAGGTTTCCACTGTTAAGGATAGGATAAATATTTTTAAAAAATACAAAGGCACCCCTGAACTTGCTAGTAGTAGATTTATAAAAGCAATGGGTTCTATTCCTAGATTAAAAAAATTAATTAAACCTCTTATAGCTGGAACGATTGGTGCAGCAGGAGTTACTACTTTATCTCAAGCAGGAGAAACAGGCGTAATAGACAAAGCTAAAAATTGGCCGATTGAACATCCATGGTTAACAGGAGGAGTGGCAACAGGAGCGACTGCTGCAACTAAAAAAGGAAGGAAGCTTTTAGGTAAAATAGCGGGTGTTGGATTTGGCCCAACAGGAATAGTAGGTTTAAATGCAGCGCTAGGTGTTGATCCAAAAAATACAGCAGATAGAATAGGTCTAGAAGCAGAAGCAATATTAGCTCCTTCGATTGTTAAAGGTGCGACTGATGTAACAAGTAAAATAAAAAACCCAATGTTTAGAAAAATAGCTGAAAGAGCTAGTCTAGGGTTAATGTCACCAGCAATGGCAATGCGTGCAGCAAGAATTGCAAGTCCAATTGGTATTGCATCTTTAGGATTAGAAGGTTTATATCACTTAGGAAAAAAAGGTGTAGCAGAGAAAAGAAAATTAAATGCAATGACTCAACAAGAACGAGATGATTATATGAGATCAGAAATAGATCCTTTAATGGATGAAGGAGGCATGTTATTTAATGACTAAAGATAATTCAACACTTGTAAAAAACATGAAACATGTTAAATGGAAAGAGATTCCTCCTTTGAAAGGACCAAATTCTCAGGGGTTGATTAAAGATAAAAAACAAGATAAACAAATACAGGAGAATAAATATGGCAGATATAGATAAAGGTCTCCCGAATACTCGTACTCAATTAAACGTTCCTGGGCCGGAACAAGAAGTCGATATTACGGAGCAACAACAACCAGCAGGAATAACACCAGAAGAAGATGGTGGTGCAACAATTGATTTTGATCCAAGTGCCGTGAACCAAGCAGGTCCAGCCTCGCACTTTGATAACCTAGCCGATATTTTACCAGAAGATGTTTTAGATCCCATTGGATCAAAACTTAGAAATGATTACCAAGATTATAAATCATCAAGAAAAGATTGGGAAAGTTCATATACCAATGGCCTAGATCTTTTAGGATTTAAATACGATAATAGAAATGAACCTTTTCAAGGAGCATCAGGTGCAACGCATCCAGTTTTAGCTGAAGCGGTAACTCAGTTTCAAGCATTAGCTTATAAAGAATTATTACCAGCAGATGGTCCGGTTAGAACACAAATGTTAGGTGTATCGAGTCCATTAAAGGAACAACAATCTCAAAGAGTAAAAGATTTCATGAATTATCAATTGATGGATCAAATGAAAGAATACGAACCAGAATTTGATCAAATGTTATTTCATTTACCTCTTGCAGGTTCAACATTTAAAAAAGTTTATTATGACGATTTATTAGGAAGAGCCGTATCAAAATTCGTACCCGCAGATGATCTTGTTGTACCTTACACAGCAACTTCATTAGACGATGCGGAAGCAGTCATTCATATTATTAAACTTTCTGAAAACGATTTACGTAAACAACAAGTAAATGGTTTTTACACAGACATAGAATTAGCAAAACCTTCTGACGTAGCTGATGCAGATAAAGTAAAACAAAAAGAACGTGAATTAGAAGGTATTACTAAAACAGCACGAGTAGAAAACTTATACACGTTGTTAGAGTGTCATGTTAATTTAGATTTAGAAGGTTTTGAAGATGTTGGTCAAGACGGTGAACCAACAGAAATAAAATTACCTTACGTCGTTACAATCGAAGAAGGTAGTCAAAAAGTTTTGTCCGTAAGACGAAACTTTGCGCCCAATGATCCACTTAAAAATAAAATCCAATATTTTGTCCATTTCAAATTTCTGCCCGGACTAGGATTTTATGGTTTTGGA